TAAAAACTACACTTCTGGATCCCTTTCTTTACAGATAATAGGTTATATTCGCGAGATATGCGATTTTGACCTTTTGAATCCACAAGCATCAGAAGAAGAGCCTGAGTGGCTCAAAACTTTGAAAGATTTGAAAAATAATTGGCACACTGCGTCTAACAACAAAGCGTTCAAGAAAGTTTCAGATCTTCTTAGTATGAGTGCCGCACTTGGTCTATGCGATTTGGCCAATCTGAAATTTGATATAAATGGTATTCGTATCTTTTCAATTGCAGCGTACAAAAAGCATATAACCGCTGCCGATTTATTCGGCGCAGCTTTCGACACTTTTGTGTTTTTTGTCGAAGGTGGTTACAAGTGTATATGTCAAGGATCATTAAAACCGTTTACATTTTCTGGCGATGAAGCAGCTGAATTCGAAAAATCATATTTTGAAATGCTCGATTTAGCACCTTTCATGAAAGCAGGAAATCTTTTAACGAAGAAGAATGTTACAGAAAATGATTTCGATTTCCGTCTCAACAAACTTATTGAACAGGCTGATACCCTGTATCAAATGTCTGAAGGAACATGGGAAAAGAAAGTTTTATTTGATCGCCTTTCACAATTACGAAAGATTAGGGCCGAATTTATTTCTGTTCGCGTAGATGGCAAACTGCGCCAAGCTCCTTTTGCGACCTATATTGAAGGTCCATCAGGTGTGGGTAAATCTTCCGTTTCTGCAATTTTGATGAGAGTAGTTTTGATGTCGAATGGCTTTGATGCCAGTGATGAAAGATTGATTACTCTTAATGAAGCAGATAAATATATGTCAACATACCGTTCCCATATCAATGGGATTTTTATCGACGATTTAGGTAATACTATGCCGCAATATGTCGAGAAGTCTCCTGTTGAAAAGGTGATTGAAATGGTAAATAATGTTCCCGCATATGCAAATATGGCAGAAGCAGATCTTAAGGGCAAAGTCTCTATAGAACCGCACTGTCTTGTAGGTACTTCAAATGTACAACTACATGCATTAGCAAAGCAATATTCTAATGAACCATACTCAATTGTTAGACGTTTTCCCTTACAGCTTTATGTTACTGTAAAGGATGATGTCAAAATGGAGGACGGAAGGCTAGACTCTTCTAAAGTCCACGATAAGTATCCGGATGGTATTCCCGCCATACCGGACTTATGGAAAATAGAAGTCTTTTTCCCTTATGAGGATCATGCTAATTTAAATAGAAGATCTCAAGGGGTTATGGATATTTATCAGGTGATAAAACTAGCCAAAAAGATGTCGCTTCAACACTTTACCAATCAGAAGGAAGTGGTTGAATTTGCATCGAACCTTGATGATAGACTTCGTGAGTGCGACTGGGAGAATCCAGAGCTCAAGAAAACAATTATCACAGGGTCCACAGCACACGACTTAGATGATGCTTTTGGTCCAAAAGCTGTTTTAGATAACCAATCACTAAATGATGTCAGTGTGCGTATCCAGGAACTAATTCGTCAGGCACAGAATTATGATTCCCGTTGGTTGCATTGGACAAATTACTTACCAGATTACATGTTTGATAATAAATATATTGATCTGTTCTTAAGTTATATGCACCGGCGAAGGATATTTGCCGAAACACGTTCATCTCGATCGGCC